CTTTACCGTATTGGGATCCTCCAATATTTAACCCCTCTTCTTATTCACCATATGATATATTAACAAAACAAAACCCAACAGGTAGTGACGGACCTTTATCCGAGGATTCGTTTATTGCTAGATTGGGGGCAAAAACTTTAAAAAGTTCGTTTGAGAATAGAATTTCGGTCGAAACATTTAAAGGTATTAAGGGTGTTAATTTATTAATAAATGGTAAACCAACATCATTTAATTATAATGATTTTAAAATAACTTCACCATCAGAGCAAAGGGAGAGAGATAATGAAAAATTATTATCTAGAATCGAAGGGGTATATTCTCCAACATCACCAATACCTGGGGACTATTTTCAAGAAATTAATTTAAATGTTCCGTTAACATTACAAGTTTCAGGAGCGATTGACCAAGCGAATCAAGTACTTAGTAATATTTTTGGTAGGAGTGGTACTTTTGGTCCAATACCCGTAAAAACAATTAAACCCTCTGAAATATTTTTAGAGAATACTGGTAATGGTCAAAAATCAATATTGTTTTCAACAATTGAATATAATAGATATAAACCATTATATAAAGATGATGTTACATCTTTACTAAATAACCCAAATAGTGTTGAGTTTAGAGCTAGTTTAATAGACTCCGCTAATGACACAATAAATAGTAGTTATTATGTTGGAAGTAGAAATTCAGAACCCTCAACATTAAATTCACCGACAAATCAAGTTCCTGTAAACCCTTACGGACAACAAGAACAAACACCTGTTTACGGACCTTCAGAAATGGCTATTTTATATGAAGGTAATAGAAATTTATTAAATTTTGGATTGGACGGTAAACCTACTATAGATGGTGGGGGTATTGGAGGACAATTTGTTTGGACATCACCAAAATACAAAGGTAATGCGGGATTTAAAGCGGTAATAGGCGGAGGAAATGGTTCGTTAGATAAAGAATTTAATCAAATAAGTTCATCATATAATAAAGACCAATCTACAAATATAACTTTTAAAAGAGGTTCTATTTTAGATAACACACAAAGATTAATAGACTCGGCAGATAATGTTTCGGGTATTGCTAAATTAAAACACGTAGGCACCGCTATAAATCAAGTCTCTAAAGTTTTTAATGATGGGTATAAAGAATTAACAAAGGGTTCTAGAGTAGTTTCTTATAAAGATTTTACCGATGGTTCAGAAAAAGGAGTTGAATATTGTAGAGTTTTTACTAAAGACACACCATATTATACTTATGGTGATTTACAAAAAACAGATGGTATAACTACCGAAGGTAGAAGATTTACCAATTCAATTTTAGACAAGACATATAATTTAAATATAGCACCAATAAAAGGTAGTGATTCTACCAATATTGTTGACGGTAAAGTTAAAAAGTATATGTTCTCTATTGAGAATTTAGCTTGGAGAACATCTAGTAAACCTGGTTTTACTTATGATGATTTACCTGCGTGTGAAAAAGGACCTAATGGAGGTAGAATTATGTGGTTTCCACCCTATGATATTAAATTTAACGACACTAGTACGCCAAGTTTTACTCCGGTAGAATTTATGGGTAGACCTGAACCAATATATACGTATAAGAGTACCACTAGATCTGGAACATTAAATTTCAAAATCATTGTTGATAATCCGTCTGTAACTAATTTAATTGTTGAAAAACAATTAAAAGGGGTTAATAAGGAAAGGGCTAATTCAATAATGGATTCTTTTTTTGCCGGATGTGTTAAATATGACATTTATAAATTAGGTTTAAAATTTAATACATTAAAACGTAGCGAATTGGTTACTTACCAAGAACTTTTACAAAATCCTAGATTAACAGATGAGGAAAAAAAGGGAATTACTAAAGAAATTCAAGTAGCTAATATAGATGTTGTAACACAAGAAATTAAATTAACCGACAACCAAAAAACAATTGACGAATATATTAAAGAATTTGGTGATTTAACGTTTTATTTTGATAATGACATCCCTAAAAGTGGAGATGAAAATTATGAAGATACTTATAATAAGTACGTTAATAGTGGAAATAAAGATAAATACACATCTAATAGTGTGAGTGCTTTTAATGAAGCAATACCATCGTCCTATTGTTCCAAAAACCCTGATTTTTGTAAAAAACAAAAAGAAGTTGGTAATTTTTTTAATCAAGTTATCGAATGGAATTATAGTAGATTAGGTAACTTTATAACCGCAACAAATAAACTTATTACTGATAATGTTGCAGAAAAAATAACAATAACTTTTAGTGGATCGGCTTCCGCAACTGCTTCTGTAGACTACAATAAAAAATTATCAGAAAGAAGAGTCCAAAGCGTTAAAACATTCCTACAACAAAAAGATGTTGGAGGTATTAAGTTAGACCAACTTTTTAAAGATAAAGTGATAAACGTTGTAGATTCATCTGTTGGAGAGGAAACATTTGTAACCCCAAAGGCAGGTACTTTAGTTTTCGATGAAGTTGATTGTAGACAAGACATAACAGGTAGCACCCAATCAAAACCAAATAAAGTTACTCCAGAATCTCAGGTATATGCGGTTAACGCTATGGCCTGTAGAAAGGTTAGGATTAACCTTAGTGTTATTCCTAAACAAGATAAGGTGGAGAAAAAAAATGTTGAGAATCCTGTTGCTAATATTGACACCGTAACAATACAACCATCAAAACCAAAATCAACAAAAACGGTAGTTGAGAAAATAAAAGAAGGTATTAGTAAAAAAATACTTAGAAATTTATTAACTGAGTGTGATTATTTTGAGGTCGTTAAAGAATCTGACCCAACAATATATGACTCAATAAAACAAAAAATAAAATACTTTAATCCGGCATTTCATTCAATGACACCTGAAGGATTAAACGCTAGACTTACCTTTTTAAATCAATGCGTAAGACCTGGCGAAACAATACCTGTTATACAAGATGGTAAACCTGTATATAACAACGCCCAAAACACTTCATTTGGTACCCCACCAATTTTAGTGTTGAGAATCGGAGATTTTTACCACACTAAAATTGTTCCAACAAGTATGGCGTTCACATATGACCCTCTAACGTTAGACCTTAACCCTGAAGGTATTGGTGTACAACCAATGATTGTTAGTGTTAGTATGGGGTTCAATATGATAGGAGGGCACGGATTAGCAAAACCTGTAGAGCAATTACAAAACGCGTTATCATTTAATTTTTATGCTAACACCGAAATTTATGATGAGAGAGCGGTAGCGACGGAGGACGTTACAAAACTAAATAAAGAGATATTCAATTCTATTGCCGAAAGTGAGAAACCCGCAACAATTGAAAATGTTGAAAATCTTCAAAAAAATGATGGAGGTTCGACAATAGGTGAAATTTTAACAAATATACCTGTTACTGGCGGTCAGACAGGAGAAACGTCTTATCAAAAAATTATGGATGACCTAATAACAACGACCAAGAAGTATTCGGAAACGGTAGTTAATCAGTTAGAAAAAATTTTATTATCTTATAATTACGGAATTTTACAATTGACGGTTAAAGAAAGATTATTTACGTCAGGAACTACGTCTGGGGTAACATCTACTATTATTGATACGGATAAAACTAATATTTTCGGAAATGTTAATAGAGAAAAATTAAGTGAAAATATAATATCACTACTAAAACAAATAGAGATAGATATAAATAATGAACTAGACCCAATAACTAGTGAGTTATTTGGTAAAGGATTATTTACTGATGATCAAAAGAGAATAGTTAAAAGTAACTTAGTTAGTTATTTATCGAAACAATTAGGGTTTGATAGTGGAATATATTCAATTTTACAAGAAATAGTTTTTGTTGAGTTAGAACTTATAAAGTCGATTCAAAAAATTAATTTAATAACAACAAATACTGATGGTAAAATACTTGATGGAGGTATTATTAGGGTATATAATATAACACCAACAGACCAAGTTAGTAATAAACAAAATACTCCGCAACCTATCGTACCAACAAATACATTGGAAGAACTTAAATATGACTATGGTAATTTTAATTTTTATTTAAGGGATTTTGATTCGTTCTTATATCAAGAAGATATTGTTACTAATACCTACGGCCCAAATCCTGGCGACTTTTTTATTATTTCTGACCCTAAAGATTTTAATGATAGTGAACAAAATAGAAGATTCTTTATGGTTTTCTCTAGAATTCTGACAGATAAAAATAAAAAAAATGATTTTATTAAGACTATAACTAATTCATCATCATTAACGTCAAAACTAGTCAATAACTTTACAGAAATTGTTAATGACATTGCGGACGAATATAAAAACGAAATAAAAGAAGAAGAAAAGTTCTATAATAAATTCAAAAAAACAAAAGAATATAAAGAATATACCGAAGGAATTGAAACATTATTATATCCAAAAGGTAAGGTAAGGAAATTCACATATACAACGGTACCCGATATAAGTAAAGAAGAAACTCAGAAGGCTAACATATCTGAAATATATTCGACAACAAATACTAATACCAATACATCAACATTTGACGGAAAATCAAAATTAGATTCATAATGGCAAAAAGACAATCATATCAGAGATATAATGAATTTCTTATAAACGGAAACCAAACCGTAGTACCATATATTAATTTACCGATTAAAACCACAGATAAGAAATACATTTATAAGGTGGGACAAAGTAGATTGGATATAATATCTCAACAATATTATAACACACCAACATTCGGATGGTTGATATTAATGGCCAACCCAAAATTTGGAGGTAGAGAATGGAATATTCCTGACGGGTCAGTATTGACTATTCCATTTCCTTTAATAACTTCATTACAAGATTACAACAATCAATTAGACAATCATTTTTTATATTATGGTAGGTGATGGAGAGAATATATTAGTGGAGTATGATTATAACAACATTATAGTTGTAGACCCAAACAAAATCGTAGATGAAAATGGTAACGCTAAGGAAAGACTTGTAAAACAAGAAAACTTAGTAATGTATGCCAATTTGGAGTGTAAGTTAGTCCCAAGAACTAAATTGGCGATTGGAGTCGCTCCAAGCGACAGACAACAAACAATATCATTGGCAACTATAAATTTTTTAAAACCTGGAGATAAATCTTTTTTAGAAAACGATTGGACTGATAGTATTACGGGTAAAAACACTATTAAAGGTCAAGGAGTAAATCAACCTGGATATGAGACGGTTCCTGGTGCCGATTTTCTAAGACAAACAATCTTAACAGGGGGTAAACCGGGATCTTTAGATACTGGTCTTTTAGGTATTGTAGGGATTGACATCACCCAAAACACTTCGTTTATGCCGGTTATAACGGTTAGATTAACGGACATTAAAGGTAGGGCGTTATTTGAATTGGGTGATAATTCACCTTATGCGGCGTTTTTTAATTTACCATATCCTATGTTTTATCTTACTATTAAAGGGTATTATGGTAAAGCGATAAGGTTACCATTAATGTTACAAAGCTTTAACTCCAGTTTCGACTATTCAAGTCAAAATTTCGATATAACTTTAAAATTTTACACATACAAATATAGTGTTCTTAGTGATCTAACTATGGGTGCGTTATTAGCGACACCACATATGTTTCCCTCAACAATTTCAGTAACCCCGAAACAAGGAGGTTCGACACAACTAACAAATTCTAAAAATTCTGTAGTTGAAAGAGGGTATCAGAAAATGAAAGAGATTTATAGTGAATATAAGTCAAAAGGATTAATATCGGAAGATATGCCTGAATTAACAATATTAGAATTAAGAAATAATATCGATAATTTTGTTAATAATATATTAGATACTTTTACTAAGGAAAATTTGGCACCATTAAATAACTTAGATAGTTATTCGGACACATTAAATGAATATAGAAAAGATGTTTTTTTGGCGGTTAATGGTTCTTGGTTTAGCGATTTTATGGATTCCGAAAATTTCTACGTTTTAAAGAATAATGGTGGGGAAATATATACTTTTAAAGATGAAGACGTTTCAAAAAACAAAACTGCGTTAAGTAAATTAGAAAACGAATATATAGACAAATATAATAAAAAATTAAATAATAATCCTGTTTGTGGTAAAAATGGACAATACTCCGTTGGAGGTAAAGGACCTTTTCCGTCAAGTATAAATTGTAACGTAACACTACAACAATTTATATTTGATAGTGTTACTGAAAATGACATTGATTTTGAACAAACAATATTAAAAAGAAAAAAAGGTAAACAAAAACCGACAAGTGCTGAAATCGCAGAAGCTGAATCTAATTTTAAATTAAAAAATTCTTTAGGAGGTATCGAGACTAAAAACGGTAAAAAGTATAAAATTCAATGGTTTAGGTTTGAGAGTGGTACTACAGGAATTGAACCAAATGGAAATATTAAAGATTCAAAATCTTTTATTTTAAAACCAAATACCACATTTATGGAGTACACTTCCGAACTAGGAAGAAAATTATCCGAAATCAGAAAAGAAATTGAAACAAAGTTAACTGACGCTTTATCTGATATTTTACAAAGTAAAAATAATGGTATCGGATTCAATCCGACTATAAGAAATGTTTTATCGGTTATTTTTGCCAATGGAGAAGCTTTTTTAAGACTATTAGATGATACGCACACAAATGCTTGGAATTTAAATTCTGATTTGGACGCAACAAGGGAAAGAAAAAAATTGGTTTTTAATACTTCCGCGTCAGATGTGAATACGGACAACCCAACACCTGGGTACGACAAAGATACACCTATTTATCCTTGGCCACAAGTAATTGTCTCAAATAGAGATGAAAATGGAGATGAAAAATATTCATTAGAATATCCCGGTAAATTTGTATTACAAAGTAATTATAAGACTAACGTCTTCACCTATTGGCCTGAAGTAGAATTTGTTGAGGAATTTATTACCGCTTTAACTAAAAGGGATGAAGTTAAGAAAAATCCTGAACCAATTAAAAACGAAACTTTAGATATTACAAAGGCGTCGTTAAATCCCATAGAATTCCCAATAAATAATGAAGTTTTTTCAAATAAAGAAGAAATAAAGTATTTTTTTGAAATATACGAAAGAATATCTTTATATTCTGATTATACTAAGTTATCAAGATCTTCAAATAGTGTAATAGAAACGGATTTATTTGCGACTATACTATCAGAGTTTGAATATTCAAATATAAATAATAGTTTATTGAATGATAGTCCATTTCTTCTAAGTAAGTTAAAAGAATATACATTTACGTCTATAAATTATTTAGAAATATTAAGACATTTTTCTAATGATGGTATTGGGGAAAGTTGGCAAAACTTTTTAAGAGGGGTTTTTAATACATCATATTTAAAAAATTTAATTAATAATTCGCAATTTAGTTTCATTAATCCCGATTTACTATCAAGTAGTATATGTTCACCATCAGTATCGGTATCAAAACAAGATGAATTGTCTAAGTATTTTAACGAATCAACAACATCTAACGAGTATGATTTTTCTGATACATATCCATTAACCGATTTAGAATGGATTAAATTTAAAATGGCAGATTCTAAAAATATTGGAACTGCTAAACAAGCTTTTAACACTACTAAAGTGTTAAATTATGACCAAGACAGAAAAACAATTACTAATTTTAAAGACAATACTAATACTGAAAAGATTAGACCTATAACTAATTTTAATTGGGTTGGTAAAGTAATATCACCTAGTTTGATTGATATGGACTACCCGTTATTGAAAGATTTTTACAAAAATAGAAACAATGAGGATCAATTACCAACAGAAGGAAATGTTATTTATTCTGATTACACGGATAATTTATTATACAAACAAACTACTTCAGTTTTAAACACCCCTTATTTTATTAACTCAATTCAAGAAGGAGTTTCTAACTTTAGAAATTATGAAAAATATCCATTTGTTTCTTCTGCTTACTATTTTATAAATAGCTTACCCGTTGCAACTCTAAGAGAGAGATATAAATCATACACCCCAAATGGAGACCTTAAACCTAATATTGAGGAACTTGATTATATTATGTCTTCATTTAAAAAATTTGGAGCAATACACAAAGTACCATATGCTTGGATATTAAAAATAGGTTCCGTTTGGCATAGATATAAAAAGTATAATGATACTGGTGTTGACATATTAGAGAAGTCTTGGTCTGGGTTTAGTTACGTTGATAACTATGATCCTGAGACAAGTAACCCTGAAAAAATTTATAGTTTATCTATTAATGGTTCACAAATAGATATTGTACTTCAAGATAATACATTCGTAGGAGGGGAGGAATTCACATTAATTAATGTAGGGTTTTACCCTAAATTGATTAATGATTTTAACGTATTTTATCAAGGGTTCAACATATATTCAGGATTTACTAGTTTAGACATTCAATCAGGGTTTACCCTAGGGGTAAATTTAAATTATGTCGATAACGCCATTATTGATTTACCAAGATCAGGAACAACGGGTCCTGGATTTGACCCCACCTCACAAACAAGAAGTCTAAGGATAATACCTTGGTCTGTAACGGTTGATACGTTAGATGACAAATTTTCATTTGTATTTCCATCGGCGGGTTCATTAATTAATCAGACAAAAAACGAGTGTTTTGATATTACGAAAACACCAAATTCTTTAAAAACCGAGGTAATTAATAATGAGTCGATGTATAATGGGTCAGTTAGAAATTTTTGGGCAGCACCAAATTATGGTTATTTTAACACAAATAAACTTGAGACCCCATATTACTCAGAGTATTTAAAAACTATAAACCCTGATAGTAATATCCAATCTAATTTTGATATTAAATCTAGAATAGGGGGGTCCGATTATACATCGATAAGTGATTTATTTAGTACCTTTAATAAAGACATATTAGATTCATTTGAAAACGAGTTTCTTAATTTTTCTAAGTCAATATACGATACCGGGGACGGCATTAATACTAATACTAACGATGTTGTTAATAATATTTCTAACACCATAACGTTAGATGAATCTAAAAAGAAAATGTTAAATTTTCAATCGTTTATGATTGATATGATGAAGATATCTAAAGTTAATGGACAAACAGGAACGGATTACGTAAGTAATGTTCAGATAACTCAAACCGCCAATATCGTTGAGAGAATTAAGAATTTTTTAAATTTTGATATCGTATTTAAATTTGGAAATCCATCAAACTATAGTAAGAGGTTGTTTTATACCTTCTCAACGTTTGAAATTTCTGACCCATATGTTTGGGATAATTATACAATATTAACACCTAACGCGTTACCGGCCACTTCAAACTCGGTAACTTTTTCACAATCATTCGCAAATTACCAAGAAGAATGGAAAGCATTATTCTTATACGTTGGTTTTAGTGAAATTGTTGAATTGACTTATAAAGATTCAGGTTCATATATTACCGATTTTTTTATTGATAATAATATTGCGTTTACGGTGAATAATATTAAAAATTTATATCCTATTATAAAAATATACGCAACACAAAAATTATCAGACCCTAATTTGAATCCGTCAAAATTTACAGAATCGATGAATGAGTACATTTTAAAAAATGACAGATTTTTGGGTAGGGTACTTAATAATGTTTTTACTAATGTAAGGAATAAATTACCTAATGTTTCGGTATCAACTAATGTTGGAACTTTTTCAAAACTTGACGGTAACCAAACAAAATATGAAATTTATGACACTTTAAAATCTTTAAATGATAAATGGATTTCAGGTTCAGATTTTAAAAACAAAACTTTATTTGAAGATGTTTTGTTAGTTGATAGAGCGTCAAGAAACATTGGAGATAAGATATTAGTAGACATATATAAATTAAAAAATAGATTGACAAATATAAATGCTGATTCAACTATGTTATCTTTTATTCAATCGATTTTAGTTGAGAATAATTTTGTTATTATGAATCTTCCTTCATATATTAATTTTTATAATGTACAAGATGTTACAAAAAACGCAATACCTAAATTTGAAGGGACTACAGAATTTGCGAATAATTTATTTGGAACGTTTTTAAATGTTGATTACAGAGATTCATCTTCTAAAATGGTTTGTTTTTATTCTAATAAACCTAGTGAACATTTAAATCTGAAAAATAATGTTGACTACAGATATAGAAACGATGGATTAGACATTAGTAAAACTAATAATGCTTTGGTAGAAACCTCAACAAATAAACAAGACCACGCATTATCTAATAGAGTGGTTGGGTTTAATGTTGACATTGGACCTCAAAATCAACAAATTTTTAACGGATTTAACGTGAGACAAACCGCGGGTAAGGCCACTACAGAAAGTTTACAAATTTTAAATGAGATGGCAAATCTTAGAGGAAATAGAGCGGGGTCAACGCAAAGTACATCATTATACAATTTATATAAAAATAGGAGTTATAGTTGTAGTGTGAGTATGATGGGCAATGCTATGATACAACCAACAATGTATTTTAATTTAAGGTATGTACCAATGTTTAGTGGTTCATATATGATACTTGAGGTTACTCATAAAATAAGTCCCGGAACATTTACAACAAGTTTTACAGGCGTAAGACAAAACGCTTCAGAAGTACCTCCTGTGGATCCTTTACAAGTTTTAAAGGCGAATTTATTACAATCAATTCAAGACACTTTTAAAACTCAAAAAGATAAGGAAAATACTCAATCCAATACGGATACTGCAGAAAAAGATAAGATAATTAAACAAGAAACTAGTAAAAACTCTAGCACTTTATCTATTAATCAAAGTTGCCAACCAATCAACAAATATAGTAACTTTACAAAAATAAACCCAACAATTAGAAAATATAATAGTAAAGAGATAATTGAAAAAATTAATGAAATTTTAAATGTTGGAAATTATCCTTTAAAATTAAAAGTAACAATATTCGCGTCAATATATATTAATAGTTATGATACTAATAATATTTTTAAAGCGTATGATTACAATTTTGCGTCTATAGGATTGAACGAGAATTGGGCTCAATTAGGAAATAATTATTTCAATTCTAATTATTTCTGTTCATACAGCGAGACTCCTATGTCAAGTTTTAATAGTTTAGACGCCTTAATAAGTATGTTGAGAGATCATTGGAAAAATACTATCGGTAAAGTTAAAAATATTGATAAAACGGAAATTACTAAATTTTTAATAATATATTCGGGATTTAAACCAAATGAAGATGTGTATAAAAAATTTAGTCAAGAAGAATTATCAGTTATTGAGGATAATTTAACACAAAAAGCGATAGATTTATTTAATGCCGCGTCACAAGGAATTTCTCCATAAATAAGATATTTATATATAAAAACAATTATGAATACAAAATTAATATTAGACAATTACTTGGGTAAAAACACAAGAATGTCAGAAAAAGATTTAGGTGATGGGTCTAAACAAGTTTGTGATTTAGATACTGGAGAATGTTATACTTTAAGAATGAAAGATGGTCTTATTGAGAGAGTAGATAATACATTAAATACAAATAAAAAAATACAAGTTGAAACAAAAACAGGTATTAAACAATTATTAAATGGTTAAAAATATGGGAATTGATGATAAAATATTAAAAGAGATAGGTAGATATAAGCAAATTAATAACTACTTAACGGAACAAGAGATTCCACCCGCAGAAGACCCTGCATTACCCCCACCACCTGACGCAGGAATACCACCTGTTGACGACGCGGCATTGCCCGCTGATCCGGCAACCGCAACACCTCCACCCGCACCAGTTGATACAACCCCACAACCTGTTGATACCGCAACTGACCCTGATGTTGAAAAAATTGGTGATGAAAAAGAAGGTAAAGAAGAATTAGAAATTACTGATTTAGTTAAATCTCAAAAAACGGTTGAGAAAAAACAAGAAGAATATTTTGATACTTTATTTAAACATTTAAATGATTTAGAAAATAAATTATCAGATATGGACACTATAGTTAATAAATTAAACGATCTTGAAGCTAAGGTTGAAAAGTATAGACCTAAATCATCGCAAGAAAAATTGGAATTACGATCTTTAGATTCAGGACCTTTTAATCAAAAACTTTCAGATTTTTTTGAAGATAAAAGAGAAGATTTTGAAAAAACTGGAAAAGAAGAGTATATCTTAACTAAAGATGAGGTTGAGGATTATTCACCATCTGAAATTAAAAAAAGTTTTAGAGATTTTGAACAAGGAAAAGATGACATTGAAGATAATTTCCAAAAAATTAGATAATTAAGGGGTCACGTAATGTGACCTCAAATTTGACTTTTTAAAGGCTGACACTTATATTTTCGTATAAACAATTAAATTATATAACAAATGGCGACAAACAATTCATTAGACGCGGTACTGGCTCAGTACGAACAATCAAAACAAGGTTCATCATCCACCTCAAAAATGTCACAAGACGAAAGGATGAAAAAATACTTCGCAGCAATCCTTAAAGACAACGAAAAACAAGGACAAAAAAGATTAAGAATTTTACCAACAAAAGACGGATCATCACCTTTTAAAGAAGTGTGGTTTCACGAAGTTCAAGTAGACGGAAAATGGGTTAAATTATATGACCCAGGTAAAAACGATAACGAGCGTTCACCTTTAACTGAAGTTTACGAAGAACTAATGGCGACAGGTAAGGAGAATGATAAAAAATTGGCATCAACGTATAAACCTCGTAAGTTTTATATTGTAAAAGTTGTTGATAGAGATAACGAATCGGATGGTGTTAAGTTTTGGAGATTCAAACACAACTACAAAAATGAAGGAATCTTAGATAAGATTATTCCGATTTGGAGAAACAAAGGAGATATTACCGACCCTGAAAAAGGAAGAGACTTAATCCTTGAGCTTACAAAGGCTAAAACTCCAAAAGGAGCGACATACACCGTAATTCAAACAATTATGTATGATGATTCGGCACCTGTACACACAGATATCGAAACTTCAAATTCTTGGATTAATGATGAATTAACTTGGGAAGATGTTTATTCTAAAAAACCTGAAGAATATCTTGAGGCTATCGCAAGAGGAGAAACTCCACGTTGGGATTCAGACTCAGGAAAATACGTATATGGATCTTCATCATCAGAAACTATTGATATGGGAGGTAAGAAATCTAACAAATATTCTGACCCACAAGAAAATCAAGAACCTGACGAAGATATGCCTTTCTAAAATGGTTAAATTTGGACAGATATTTTTAATCTGTCCATTTTTTTTAAAAAAATTTACAAAATTTATAAAAATGGAAAAAAAATTAAATCTTATTGGATTGAGAATGTACGACGCATTGCGTTTAAAATATATGTCTGAGGTTGCTTCAGCGGAAGCTTCGTTATTAGTTTATTTTAATAATTCGGTTGGTATTGGAGAGCATCCACAACATATTGAAGAGATGGATAAATTAATTGAAAAAATCGCGAATTCCAACGACAAACTACAAACTTTGGAAAAGTTTATTAAATACGAAAGTATATGATATCCGTATTAACATTAACTTATCGTAGAAAAAATTTATTAGAAGAAGCGATATGTTCTTATTTAAAACAAGACTATGAAAATTCTGAAATGGTCATTATTAATGATGACCCAAATACGACTTACAACATAGATTGTGAAAATGTTAAAATCTTTAATTTAAAAAATAGGTTCGATAATATATCTCAAAAATTAAAATGGGGATTTGACCAATGTAAATATGAATATATCTATAGATTAGATGATGATGATTTATTATGTCCAAATGCCCTAAGTTTAGTTGAAAGTCAGATTAAGGAAAACCCCGGGTATGAGATTTATCGTAGAGATAAACATTATTATTTTGTTAATAACAAATTTGTAAACGTTGGAGGTAATGTTAATAATGGGAACGTTTATACTAAAAAATACTTAAATAAAGTTAAATTCACTAATAAAAGTTTTGGAGAAGATTTTGATATTACTTTTAAAAATAATGGTAAAATACACGAATCGGTTGAAAACCCAACAATGATTTATAGGTGGGGAATGAATACATATCACGTTTCAGGTATGGGAGACATTTCGCAAGAAAGAGTTAATGAGTGGGTTGGAAGATTATGTGATAAAATAGAAGGAAATATTGATTTAGAACCAAAATTTACCGATAATTATTATAATCAATTAAAATGATATGGCAATAAAAAAAACAGATTTTAAATCAATTAAGGAGAAATTCTCCACAAAAACAAAATACAAACCTGAACAATTTTATAATTGTGGTGAAGCTTTTATGGAGGCTTGCGGATTACCGGGACCTGTTATGGGAGCAATCAATATGAATTTAGGACACTCAAATTCCTCTAAAACAACCGCAATGATTTTGGCGGCGGTTGATGCTCAGAAAAAAGGTCATTTACCTGTATTCATTATAACCGAACGTAAATGGTCGTGGGAACACGCGGTTGAATTAGGGTTAGACGCGTCAAAAAACGAGAATGGTGAATGGGAGGGTCAATTCATCTTTAATGATTCGTTCGACTATATTGAACAAGCAACAGATTTTATAAACGAAGTCTTAGATGCTCAAGAGAAAGGGGATATACCATATGATATTTTATTTTTATGGGATAGTATAGGTAGTATTCCTTGTAAGATGACATACGATGGTAAAGGAGGTAAACAACATAATGCCGCGACATTAGCTGATAAAATTGGTATGGGTATTTCGGCAAGAATATCTAAGACTAAAAAAGAGGATTTTCCATTTTACGCAACTATGGTGGTGGTCAACCAACCGTGGGTGGAGTTACCAGATAATCCATTTGGGCAACCTGAGATTAAGAGTAAGGGGGGTGAGGCAATATGGTTAGCATCGGCATTGGTTTTCTTATTTGGGAATCAAAAAAAGGCGGGAATTAATCATATTGACGCAACTAAGAACGGTAGAAAAGTATCATTCGCAATTAGAACTAAAATATCAATATTAAAAAATCACGTAAATGGTCTTGGATATAAGGACGGTAAGATTATAGCGGTTCATAATGGGTATATACCCGACACAAAAGAGGCTATTGATGAGTACAAAAAACAATATGCAGATTATTGGGCGACAAAAATGGGTAGTAATGATTTTTCATTAGAAGAATCAAACGATTTTGAAAATTAAAAAAATTAAAAAGTGATTAAAACACTTATTGTTGATGGGAATAACCTACTGAAAATAGGGTTCCACGGAGTCAAAGATTTCTATCACGAAGGAAAACACGTAGGAGGTATATGGTACTTTCTAAACACCACACGTAAATTTATTGAAGAATATAATTTTGACAAAGTATTGGTTTTTTGGGATGGAGAACAAAATTCGCTATCAAGAAAAATAATTTACCCCCAATACAAAGAAAACAGAAAAAGTGGTGATGACCCGTTAAAGGAATTATCATTTAGTCAACAAAAAGAAAGAGTAAAACAATACTTAGAGGAAATGTTTATTCGTCAGATTGTTGTTGATAAAAACGAATCAGACGATTTAATATCGTATTATTGTCAAATATCTGAAAACGAACAAATTACAATATTTTCAGGTGATAGAGATTTATCACAATTAATTTCTAAAAATGTTTCAATTTATTCCCCAAATTCAAAAAAATTGTATAAATTTGGGGACAAAATTAAATTGTATGAAATTGAGGTTCCGCATGAAAATGTTAAAGTTTGTAAGATATTAATGGGTGATAAGTCAGACAATATTGATGGTATCTATTATTTAGGTGAAAAAACTTTAGTAAAATTATTTCCCGAGATACTTGAAAAAGAAGTTTCTTTTACCGATATTTTAATTAAGGCGGAACTCCTCCTTAAAGAAGACAAAGAAAACAAAGTTTTAAAGAATTTACTAACAGGTAGAACAAAAACGGGAATTTATGGTAATGAGTTTTTTCAAATTAACGAACAAATTATCGACTTATCAAAACCAATTATCACAGAAGAAGGTAAAGAAATCGTTGAACTTTATTATAAAGAAACGTTGGATCCTGAAGGTAGGGGGCATAGAAACCTAATTAAATATATGATGGAAGATGGGTTTTTTAAGTTCTTACCAAAAACTGATGATGCTTGGGTAAACTTTTTAAAACCATTTTTAAAATTAACAAGAAAAGAAAAGAAAAACTATCAAACAAAAAAATAAAAATGAATATGTATATGAAAGAACAACAAGACGCAACCAAATTAGAGTTCGTGTTAATGGTTAATGACAACATTATCGTTCAAAGATACTTTAATGTTAGAGACTACAATTCAAAGGCTAAAAATTCTGCCGAATTGTATGAGTTTATTAAAGATTTAAAAAGTGAACTCGAATATGAGTTAAAAATGAAGACGGTTGTTTATATGATGGACAACGAGTATGAAATCGCGAACAACCCTGAAGTTCTTAACACATCTTATACAGATGGTCCTGAAAGTTTTAACATCTTTTTAAGAGAAGGTGATAAGACAATTTGTCATAGAAGGATGGATGCTAAACTTTATCCTCCTAAAATAAGATACACCGTAGACATACGCCCGCGTATAAAAAGTATTCTTTCGGGTCTAACTGACATTTTTTCATCCGAAAATTTAACTTACAATTACCTTGAAGTTAATACTATTTAAGAATATTTATCAAATACGAAAAGGGTAAAAATATGGCGACAAACAAAAACTTCGATTATTTGGGTAGTACATTTCAGCTACAATTATTGAATCAAATTATACTGGACAAAGAGTTTTCAAGGTCAATTATTGACGTGATGGAAACTCAGTATTTTGAAAACAAATATTTCAAAATCATTTTCCAAATGATTAAAGAATATTATTCAAAATATGAACACACTCCTAATTTTGAGACACTTGAACAAATAACTAAATCTGAGTTACAACAAGAATTGGCGTCAAAAATAGTATTAGACACGATTATTAAAATTAAAGATTCACCAATTGAAGGAAGTCTATTCGTTCAAGATAAGGCTATGAAGTTCTGTAAACAACAAGAACTTCAAAAGGCTATTACTAAAGCTCAAAAAGTTATTGATGGAGGTGAGTTTGAAAATTACGAACAACTTGAAACCTTGGTTAGAGAGGCTTTACAAGTAGGTGAAAGAGAAGATGGAATGTCAGACGTATTCTTTAATTTAGATGAAGTTTTAAATGAAGATTACAGACACCCAATACCAATGGGTATACCTGGAATTGACAGACTATTAAAAGGTGGTTTAGCTAAGGGAGAAATTGGAGTGATACTTGCGCCAACAGGTGTAGGAAAATCTACATTCTTAACAAAAATATCTAATCACGCTTATAATTTAGGTCACAATGTGTTACAAATATTCTTTGAAGATAATCCTAAGATTATACAAAGAAAACACATCACACTTTGGACTAAAGTACATCCTGATGAGTTAACAATCAAAAAGGAGGAAGTTATGAATAAGGTCCAAGAGATTAGAGACACTATGCCAAATAAGTTAGTTTTAAAGAAACTACCTTCGGACACGATGACAATGTTACAAATAAAAAATCAGATTAGAAAAATGATTGCCGATGGTATTAAAATTGATATGGTTTTATTGGATTATATTGATTGTGTGGTACCCGATAAGAATTTAGGTGATGAATGGAAATCTGAAGGTTCAGTTATGAGAGCTTTTGAAGCGATGTGTCACGAATTATCTATCGTAGGATGGACGGCAACACAAGGCAATAGAAGTTCAATTTCATCTGAGGTAGTTACAACCGACCAAATGGGAGGGTCAATTAAGAAAGCTCAAGTTGGTCACGTTATCATATCCGTAGCAAAAACATTACAACAAAAAGAAATGAAATTGGCGACAATTGCAATTACTAAGTCACGTATTGGTGATGATGGTGTTGTTTTTGAAAATTGTAAATTTGATAACGGAATGTTAGAAATTGATACAGAAAGTTCCGTAACATTCTTAGGGTTAGAGGAACAGAAAGAAGAACAAAATAGAAAAAGAGTTCTAGACTTACTAGAAAAAAGAAAACAAAGACAACAAAATAATTAATTAAAGTATGGAAAAAATTTTAAAAGAGAATCCTAATCGATTTGTTATATTCCCCATCGAATATCACGATATATGGGAGTATTACAAACAACATCAAGCGGCATTTTGGACGGCTGAAGAGATTGATTTAACAGGGGACATTAGAGATTGGGAAAAATTAACTGAGAATGAACAATTTTTTATTAAAAATGTCCTTTCATTCTTCGCAGCATCAGATGGAATTGTTAATGAGAACTTAGCGGAGAATTTCTACAGAGAAGTTCAATACCCTGAAGCAAAATTCTTTTATGGATTTCAGTTAATGATGGAAAACATTCATTCATTAATGTATTCTTTATTAATTGATACTTACGTATCAAATCCTAAAGAAAAAGATGAGTGTTTTAATGCTATTGATAGATTACCTGCGGTTCAAAAGAAAGCTAAATGGGCTTTAGAATGGATTAATAATGCGTCTTTCCAAGAAAGATTAGTAGCGTTCGCAGCGGTTGAAGGTATTTTCTTTTCGGGATCTTTCTGTTCTATATTTTGGTTAAAATCGAGAGGTGTTATGCAAGGATTATGTAACGCAAATTCTTTAATTTTTAAGGATGAAAACTTACATTGTGATTTTGCTATTCATTTATTAAATAATCACGTAGAAAACAAACCAAGCGAAAAAAGAATAAAAGAAATTTTATTATCTGCACTTGAGATTGAAAAAGAATTTATTACAGAATCTTTACCTGTATCATTAATAGGTATGAACTCAAATTTAATGAAACAATATCTTGAATTTGTTGTTGACGGTCTTTTAATTAAAATGGGATGTCAAAAACAATTTAATGTTGAACAACCATTTAAATTTATGGAACAAATTGCGGTTGAGACAAAGGGCAATTTCTTTGAATCAAGAACCGTTGAATATCAAAAAGCTAAGTTAAACGAAACAATCAATTTTACGGAGGATTTCTAATTATGATGTCATTGAAGATTAAAAAAAGAGCAGGGGACGAAGTTTCATTCAATCCACAAAAGATTTATAATAGAATTAAACGATCCTCAAAAGGTCTTAGTGTTAATTCTGATGAGATTTTTATTAAAGTAATAACATCAGTACCGGTCGAAGGTAGTATCACCACAAAAGAACTTGACAAGTTGGTGTATGAAATCGCCGCCGCTTACACTGGAAGTCATCACGACTATTCAAGACTAGCATCGTCAGTAGCGATTTCGTCTTATCATAAAGAAACTAATCCAAGTTTTTACGATACTATGATGGAATTACATCGTAGTGGAATTCTTAATGATGAATTTATTGATACTATGGTTCTTTATGGTAAAGAAAAGATTGATGAGGTAATTAATCACGAAAACGATTATAATTTTGATTATTTTGCTTGGAGATCATTACAAGAAATGTATCTTTTAAAATTACCAAATGGTAAAGTTGTTGAAAGACCTCAACATATGTATATGAGAGTTGCGGTTTGGGTAACTAAAACATTTGAAGAGGCGGTTGATTATTATAATTCATTATCTAATCAGTTAATTTCACCAGCAACACCAATAATGATTAATTCAGGAACAAAAGTTCCGCAATTAGCTTCTTGTGTATTACATTATAACAATTCAGATTCAAGAGAAGGATTATTACACACCTTAAATGATATATCAACATACTCATCAGACGCGGCAGGTATTGGTTTATCTATGTCTAATATAAGAAGTAAAGAAAGTAGAATATCATCATCAGGAGGTTTTGCGGGAGGTCTTTTAAAATATCTTAAAATAGTTAATGAATCACTAAGATTCTTTAATCAACAAGGTAGAAGACCTGGAAGTGCCGCGATTTATTTAGAACCTTGGCATAAAGATATTTTCGATTTGTTAGACATTAAAAAGAATACGGGAGCCGAAGAATTAAGAGCGAGAGATTTATTTACCGCACTTTGGATTCCTGATAATTTTATGAGGGCGGTTAAAAATAATTCTGATTGGTATTTGTTTTGTCCTAACGACATTAAAAGAGCGGGAATAAAACCACTACAAGAATGTTATGGTCAAGAATATGAAGAAAATTACGACAAGGCGGTTTCTATGGGGTTGGGTAAGAAAGTTAAAGCTCAAGATGTTTGGTCTAAAGTAGTAGAATCTCAAGTAGAAACAGGTGTTCCTTATTTATGTTCTAAAGATAATGCAAACAATAAGACGAATCATCAAAATATAGGTGTAATTAAACAATCAAACCTATGTAATGAGATTTATCAATATACTGATGAAAGAACAACCGCTATTTGTACTTTATCATCTATGGTATTAAAGAACTTTATTATTGACGGTAAATTTGATTTTAACTTACTTTATAACGAAACAAGAAAAGTGGTTAGAGCTTTAAACAAAGTTGTCGATATTAACAATTACTCAACAGAAAAAGGTAGAAAAGGTGGACTTGAACAAAGAGCTATTGCGATTGGTACACAAGGTTTGGCTGACGTATTCTATATTATGGATTATAAGTTTACTTCCGATGAGGCTCGTAAATTAAATAAAGAAATATTTGAAACAATTTATTTCGCATCAATCTCAGAAAGTAATAAACTTTGTATTGATGGTAACTATAAACCTTATGAATTCTTTGGAGGTTCACCTATGTCAAAAGGAGTATTTCAGTTTGATATGTGGGGATTAAAAGAACAAGATTTATCGGGAAGATGGCCTTGGGAGGATTTAAAAGAAAATGTTAAAAAGTATGGAGTTTGTAACTCATTATTTACGGCTCAAATGCCTGTGGCGAGTTCTGCTAAAATAACAGGTTCATATGAGATGACAGAACCGGCTCATTCGGCAATTTTTAATCGTAGAGTTGTTGGTGGTGAAATTATGATTGTTAACAAATATTTAATTAATGATTTTGAAAAACTTGGAATTTGGTGTGAAGATTTAAAAAATGAAATTATATTAAATGAAGGGTCAATTCAAAATATTAACTTTAACAAGTATTTGGATACTGAAGAAAAAAATTACCATAAGAAAGTTAAGAGAATTGAGCATTTAATTCCTAAATACAAAACAATTTGGGAGATATCACAAAGAGAACTTATTGATATGGCGGCTGACAGAGCCCCATTCATTGACCAATCACAATCAATGAACATTTATATGGGGAATCCGTCAATATCTAAAATAACATCATCCCACTTCCACGCTTGGGAGAAAGGATTAAAAACACTTTGTTATTATGTTAGAACAAAGGCAATTTCAACGGGAGCAAAACACTTAGCGGTTGATATATCTAAAGTTGAAAAACCTAAAACGATAGAAAAACCTAAAGTAGATTTCTCAAAAATGAATCTACCTGAAAAACCAAAAGATTCTGAATTTGAATGTTTTGGATGTTCATCATAATCCCGACAATAATCCCGACATAATGTCGGGATTTTTTGTATTATATTATATTTATAATAAAATAATAGTTATGAGTTACGGAATAAACTTCCCATTTAGAGATTCTTTTGTTGGAACATATTTTGATTTATCGGATTCGCAAGACGAGGAAATAAGGTCAAATCTTGTTCATTTATTACTAACTAGAAAGGGTACAAGGTATTATTTACCTGATTTCGGAACAAGATTATATGAATATATTTTTGAACCATTAGACGGACCAACATTTTCACAATTAGAGTCTGAAATTAGAGATAGTGTTTCAGAGTATATACCAAATATGACAATAACGAGTATTGAAATAAAAGATGCTTCAGAGGATGAGGAAAATAAAGGGACTTATGTTGACAATGGAGAAAGAGTATATACCGTTCCAAATATAGGTATTAAAGAACATACCGCAAAAATAAAAATAGATTACATCATTACTGATAGTGTATTTAACGCTAGCGATTTTGTAATTATCAATATTTAACTAATATGGCAAATAAAAAAATATCCTACACTACAAGAGATTTTGATTCCATAAGAACAGAATTAATAAATTTTACAAAAATTTATTATCCTGAAGTAGTAGAAAATTTCAATGACGCCTCGATATTTTCAGTTTTAATTGATTTAAATGCTGCGGTAACAGATAATCTACAATTTAATATTGACAGGAGTATACAAGAAACGGTACTACAATACGCACAACAAAAATCTTCAGTATATAATATCGCAAGAACTTACGGATTAAAGATACCCGGACAAAGACCATCAGTCGCGTTAGTTGATTTTTCGATAACGGTTCCGGCAAATGGTGATGCTGAGGATTTAAGGTATTGTGGTCTTTTACGAAGAGGATCTCAAGTTATTGGGGCAGGACAAGTTTTTGAAACCGTATACGATATTGACTTTACTTCACCAACAAACGCTGAAGGATATCCAAATAGAGTAAAAATACCAAATTTTGATAGTTTTAATAGATTGGTTAATTATACGATAACTAAAAGAGAAACCGTTGTTAATGGGATTACTAAAGTATTTAAGAAAGTTATTACCCCACAAGAAGTTAAACCATTTTACGAACTTTTTTTACCCGAAAAAAATGTTTTAGGTGTAACAAGTGTAATATTGAAGGATGGGACACAATACGCGAACGTTCCTAATTCGCAAGAATTTTTAAATACCGAGAACAGGTGGTACGAAGTTAAAGCTCTTGCTGAAGATAGAGTTTTTATTGAAGATCCTACAAAAACATCTGACAATCCGGGTATTAAAGTTGGAAAATACGTAACGGCGAATAATAAATTCATTACCGAATATACACCTGAAGGTTTTTGTAAACTAACTTTTGGCGGCGGTTCACAATCTGCTGACGAACAATTAAGAGAGTTCGCGAGAAACGGATATAAATTAGATTTATATAAATATTCAAATAATTTCGCCTTAGGCAGTACCCTAAAACCTAACTCAACACTATTCATTCAATATAGAATTGGTGGAGGAACTACAAGTAATTTAGGGGTTAATGTTATAACTCAAATTGGAACCGTATCATTTTTTGTAAACGGACCATCAACAAGCGTAAATGCTAATGTTGTCAATTCTTTAAGGTGTAATAATGTGACGGCAGCTATTGGGGGTGCGGGTTTACCGACACTTGAAGAAATTAGAAATTTAGTTAGTTTTAATTTCGCGTCTCAAAATAGAGCAGTTACGGTTAATGATTACGATTCTATTTTAAGAACAATGCCATCCCAATTCGGAGCTCCGGCTAAAGTGGCTATTGTTGAAGAAGATAATAAAATTAAAATAAAAATTCTTTCATTTGATGAAAATGGGGTATTAACAGACATTGTTTCAAACACTTTAAAAAGTAATATTGCTAATTATTTATCTAATTATAGAATGATGAATGATTATATCTCAGTTGAAACCGCAAAAGTTATTGATTTATCATTAGGTATTGATATTGTGTTAGATAACACTCAAAACCAAGGAAACGTAATATCAAGTGTTGTCAATCTTGTTACTAATTATTTTTCACCCGACAATATGCAATTAGGTAAAAACGTTAATATATCAGAATTAAGAAGACAAATACAAAGTGAAAACGGGGTAATATCTTTATCAGACATTTCAGTTTTTAATAATGTAGGAGGACAATACTCATCATCTCAAACATCTCAAAGATATTCTAACCCGGCAACAAAACAAATAGAGTTAATAGACGATACGATTTTCGCGGAACCAACACAAATATATCAAGTGAGATTTCCAAGTAGAGATATTAACATTAGAGTTAAAAATCTAAAATCCGTTAATTTCTCCTGATAATTTATTTTATTAAATCGTAAACTATATTTTTGAAAAATAGGTCATAAACTATTTATCAAAAAAAAGATTATTAAGTAAATGTCAAATTCATATAGGGTTAGAACCGAAGTAGGTAAGGACAAATCAATTAAAGTATTATTAGACCAAGATTTTGAGTTTTTAGAAGTTTTGTCTTTTAAAATTAGTCAAACAGACATTTATACAAGACAATGTTCAGATTACGGAGTTGTTATAGGTAGAGTTACGACTAATGGAGGGTTTGGAATACCTAACTCTAAAGTTTCTATCTTTGTTCCATTAACCGATGAAGATGAAAACAATCCAGTAATAACCGAATTATATCCTTATAAAAAATTAACGGATACTAATGATGATGGTTATAGATATAATCTCCTACCTAAAGTTAAATCATATAGTGAACATTCACCGACAGGTAGTTTTTTTACAAAAGATGAAGTACTAACTAACCAAACAATAATTGAGGTTTTTGACAAATATTATAAATATACTTCAGTAACGAATGATAGTGGTGATTTTATGATTTTTGGTGTTCCTGTAGGACAACAACAAATTCATATGGATGTTGACTTGTCTGATATTGGAGAATTTTCACAATCACCACAAGATTTAATCAGGGTTGGTGTTGCTAATGAAGAACAAGTCGCCGGTACTAAATTTAAAACCGCGTCTAATTTATCTAGATTACCGCAAATTGTAACAATTGATAAACAAACAAATGTTGAGCCGTTATGGGGACAACCCGAAGTATGTAATTTAGGTATAACTAGAGTTGATTTTGATTTATCTGAAGAATTGAATATTACAATACAACCTACAGCAATTTTTATGGGGTCGATGATATCCGACTTAGAAACATTGTCATTAAGAAAAAATTGTAAACCAAAATTTAAACAAGGTGAGTTATGTAATTTAGTTGCAGGACCCGGACAAATTTTGGCGATAAGACAAACAATATTCGATGATTCAAATGGTAGACCAATACTTGAAAGTTTTGATTTGGACAATGGGGGTCAAGTAATAGATGAAGACGGAACTTGGTTGTTAGATATACCAATGAATATGGATTATATAACAACAAATGAGTTCGGAGAAAGAGTAATCTCAAACGATCCAAAAATAGGTGTACCAACAACTGCTAAATATAGATTTAAAGTAAAATGGAATCAATCACCATCTTTATCTGAAAACATAAAAAGAGGGTATTTTTTAGTACCGAATATTAGAGAATATGGTTGGGATTCCGCAGGAAATTCTGTGGATGTAAATTTACAACAAAAATCTTATTCTTTTAGTCTTGATTGGGATGATTATGCTGACACACAATCGGCAATTGATTGCGAAGACACATTCTACCCTATGGTATATAATAAAGTGTATACGGTATCTCAAATGATTGATAGGTTTAGAACAGGAACATTACCAAATAGATTTGTATCTATAAAAAACGTTCTTGATGATAGATGTGAAAGCGAACATAATAAGTTCCCGACAAACGACTCAGTATATAGGAGTGATATATTATTTCTATTATTTCAACTACTAATGTTAGTTACTAGAGTACTCGCAATACCTTTAATACTTGTAATACACGTAGTTTTTTTTATCTTAGATATTATTAAAAATTTTGGAATTATTGTTGCCGCCTTTTTTCTATATTTGGGAGTACAATCGATAATTGATGGAGGAACAACAATAGCATCCGCGTGGGCAACAGGGATAAGTCCAGCAGGTCCTGTTGTCACTTTTAATTTTCAGACATTATTATTAGGTTTGAATATTTTAGCTAGTGGGGTTTTTAAAATAGGTGTTGCGGTTGGATTGGTGGCACTTTACCAAAAATTACAAGACGCTAAATTGTCGGGTTTGAATATTCCATTATTATTATATGATCAATGTGAATTTTGTAATTGTTCCGACTCCCCCTCAATAAGTGCTCCAACAATAAATACCCCTTCCGATTTTATACCTAGTGGTGTTAATTTAAATACCGATTTAGAGACCATCACAATTTTAAGTTTTAATAGTTCATCATATAATCAAGGAACCGCGAATCAAAATATTAATAATACTAACAACGTGTTAGGAGGATACCCAACCACAACAATACCTAGTTGTGAAACAAAAATACCCTACATATATCAAGGTTCTTTGGGTTCTGACCAATATTATTATTTTAGTAGTAGTTTAACATTACCCGAAAGAATAAATTTATTTAACACAAAGGCGAAATATTTCGAAAATTCGCCAACAAATCCTGGTGGGGGGGTTAACCAGATTAAAGTTAGAATAGAACCGACATTAAATCCTGACCCTAATGATTATCATACCGATAATGTTTTAGTTATTCTTTTAGATAAATATAGTATTGATTATATTAGCCCCGGAATGATAATGACATTCCAAAACCCTGATTTAAGTACCGATAAGAATTTAACCGGATCCACCCAAAACGCTTTTAGTAATAACGCGGTTACTGGGACATCTTTAAATAACACAAACATAAATATAAATTATGTAAAATCTAATGGGATAACTGGCAGTGTTACCTATCAAATCCCTCCGCCAAACCCTAATGACACGAATTACAGCAAATATCCTTCAGACATTGAGTATTTTCAAGTAATCACCGCAATGACATATAGCGATTTTAATTCTCAATGTGACACATCGTTAGATAATTCGTTAAACAAGAGATATCTTAATAATGATATGAGGATTAATCGACTTAATATCGATTCTAACCCATCAAATAATAATTGTGTTACAGATACTAGCGATAACCCTTTAACGTCCTATACCGAGTATCAACAACAGATAGTTTTATTTCTGGTAAGAGGGGTAGACCCATATTCAACTAGAGTCGATATTGAATATGATTTAAGTAAAATATTTGGTTATTCTAATTTTGGTTTTATTAAATTTAGAGGAAATTATAAGTTAAATATACCTATAAACGGAGGATTTAAAAATGTGAGACATAGTTTAGCCACTAATAGTGACAACGACATATACTCAAATATGGATTTATATTATGATACTTTTAATTACCAACCATCGAGTTTCTTACAATTTAATAGTGTTTTACCAAAATACTATTCTAATTTAGATAATAATAATTCCTTATTTACACCATCGTGCTCTTGTTTTGTATCGGTATCTACGGGTGCGGAAACAAGCTCTAATGGACTTAGAGTTAATATAAACAATCATTTTACTAGAGAGTGGAACGTTATTGAAACGGTTCCTTGTACATATTATAAATTTGAATTTAATAATATAATATTTACGCCTACCCAAAATAGAGGTTATTATATTAATGAAATAGTTGAAGGGGGGTCATTAATGATGATGGATGCAACAATTCCTTATCCTACGTCACCATTAAATCCTGTAGTTTATGCTGGTTATATATCACCAATATATGATACTTCATCTCCAATGTACTTTGATGGGGGGATTAGTGGAAGAAAAATTGTTATGAGATCCGATAGATTACCCACATCGACTAATAAAATAGATAATTGTGATACGTCTTTATTATTACAACAAAATGATAACTTTACAATTTACAAAATTTCCGATGATGGGGTTATTCCTAATAATATATCGGGAACAAATCCATCAACAAGTCCTGGAAATTATGACGGAGACCCTACAACCGCAATAAATAGTCAAGTTGTTGAAAGTTTAAATAATTGTGATAAAAGTGTTAATTTGGGGTGTTATGGGTACTCAAATGGAGAGTTTTATGTTCAGTACGGTGATTGTCAAAAAATGGGGGGAAAACAAATTTTTAATAACGGATGTTATATTATAGTAACCAGACCATTTCTATCAATAGTGGACGATATTAAATTATTTACCGAATGGATGTCAAGAACAAATATAACATTCGCAGCGTGTAGAAATGTTTTTTCACACGTTTTTACAAATAATTGGATTAACGGTACATTATACGCACCTTCATTTAAAAATGAAAGGTTTTTTGATTCTAACAATCAGCCTTATAGTGATATTTGTACTAAAATGATTTATCTTAATAATAATGATAAAAACTTCTATTACAGAAGTACCCCTTATTATTCGGGGGCCAGCGAACAATATTTTATTGGAATATCTTCAGGACAAGATGGTAATATTAGAAATTTAAAAAATCCCACAACAATTATTGATTTGGGACCTAGAAATAACTATATACAAGAAATTATATATTCCGATAAATATGATGGTTATATTCTTAACAGACTAAACACAACCACTTTTGGTGATGTTTCAGATGTTGTTAATATTTTTGTTTTATCTAGATTGGCAAACACCTCAATAGGAAGTCAGATGATAGGAGGGACTAACATTCTTAGATTTTTTAGTAGAAGTAATAAATTTGTTGACGCTGACTACGCTCAAATGGTTTCTATAAATTCCGAGTTAGGTGTCAATGAATTTGATTCAGCAAATTATCCAACCAATCCAACAGGACAAGACCCTATATATTTTAATAATGGTAACTCTAGCGATGGAATTTTTGGAATATTTTTCTCATCAGATACTCAAATTAGAGATTTTATTTCACCAAGAAGAGAAATTATCGATACTACAGCACCAATAACACAACAATGTTCATTTAACAATATACCAACTTTTTCACAAGAAATACCTTTATATCAATGGGAGATTAAACAAAATCCTTCAGGGGATAGTATTTTTGGGTCCCAAAAAAATGAATGGTATTCTGATAAAATAGATAATAAGTTTTTAAGTTATAGGTATCAGACTTTAGATAGACTCAACGCATCCTCAAGGTATTTTAGGGGTAATGGAAGTACTACAGATTATTTTAAAGGATATATATTCTCAAGAAACCCCTCAACGGGAGAATTAGACCCAAATCCTAACTCACAAAGCGGTAATTATCCCTTACCAAGGGTTATTACGGTAGGAGCTCCGTATTATTTTTATTTTGGACTTAAAAAAGGTAGAAGTTCATTTGACAAATTTTATAGGAAATGGATAAATAGTGATAATGTAATAGATTAAGATGGGTAACAGATTTGAAAATAGAATAGTATTACCTAATTTAAGGTATAAAACGGCGCCTAAAAAAGATTCCGAATATAAATTACCATTAGCTCAAACTTCAAAACTTTTAATCGAATACGATAGAAGTGTTGTTGTCGGATTACAGGATGTTTTTGACAAAGAAAGGCAAGAATCGACAATATTTAGACCCGCGGCTAAATTTAGTGTGATATTTAAAAATTCGTACGCGGGTTTTACTAATTACCCTCCTTTTGAGAATAACTTATCCTATATAAATGCTAAACAATCTGCGATAGATTCTTGTCCACCTAACCCAAGTGTTGCGTGGAGCGGTTTTCCACTATATAATGAATTTGACTTTATAAGAACTGATAATAATGTTGAAGGGTATACACAACCACCTGACGAGCATTTAAAATTTTCAAATATAAGCGCGTCAACCTATAATTGGAATTTTTTTCTCAGCTACCCTTTTAGTAATTCAACGACAAGAAAATTATACTATATAAATCAAAATAATGTTACAATTGATTGGATTTGTTCTGAAGGTATACCATTTATAATTGAAACGGGTAATGAGAATGGAATAAATATAATATCGTTTAAATGTCCTGTTAAACACGGATTATCCGTGGGAGAGGCGGTTAAATTAAGTATTGATTATGACGGTGATGATACATTTGAAATCGATTCTTTAGGTAATGGAACTTCAGGAAGTGATGAATATTATTTTAACATAATAAACGTTGGTTACACGGGAACAACATTCAATAGTAACGTTACCGGAACAGCTAAAAGGGTTGTAGTTAAAGATAATCCTACAGACACCACTTCAAAATACTACGTTAAAAGACATAAAATATTAACAGATTTATCTGAATCGATATTAGTTAAGGCCGGTTTTGAGCAAAATATATTTGGAACTAAAAAAAAGTATGAAAGTGCGTCACTAACACCTGACAATAAAGAAAAAATAACCACAATTGAAGGTTCACAATCCTATACTTTATCATTTAATAATGATATAGACGTTAGTGAATTATTAGATAATCAAAAAAGACCTATAACGGAATTATTTTTCACCGCTATTTGGGTTGGATATTTTGGATGGACTGACGGGTTAAAACAAGGTTGGGAATTTAATTTACCATTAAGTCCTGCGAACCTACAACCTAATATTTGGTGGGATAAAACAAGTTCACCATCTTCGGCGTCAAATACTGGAATACAAACATCCGCATATACGACAACATTAGGTTCAGGGCCTTTTAAATATAATAAATCTTTAAAGAATGGGGATTTAATAGATGGCGATTTTTGCGAGTGGAATGATTATGAACAACAAGAAAGAGTGTTATCAAAAATATATCATAAATTCACTTTCAACGGGACACATTTTAAAATTAATTCTGTGATTCCCACAAACCCTTTAGGATATTATTATCAACCACATCACCCAATAACTCTTAGAGTGTTTTCACCATATATTGAAGAGGGAGATACAACAGGAGTTAACATACCTAATTACTCATATTATTCAACAACCGTACAAAAATTTATTTGGAGAGACATATACTCTTATGGTTTTATTGATAGTGATTTTATTGGGGTTAATTATCCATTTTTAAATGGTAAACATTATCCTTTTACTAATATTATTTTTAGAATAATACCGGAAGGAACTAATTATAATGAACAGACAATAATAGCCGAACCTACGATAGATGATTGTGAATGATAAATATTATTTTACTTTACCTAGTGGTGATACCGCCTTTAATATTCCTATAGAGTTAAAATGGGATTATTTGGGTAAAGACGATTTAATTGAAATTTATGAAGACCAAGTAGTAACAGAAATAGTTGGTGCTCCTGAAGATTTTGAGGTTAGTAGATATTCTCACGATCCTTACACTAACGGGGCTGAACCTGTTACATTAACAAAAATAAAATACGAATTTAATTTTTATAATATAACATCACCTGTGACAGCTTCAACATCACCCTCAAATTGGGTTAATAGTTATGTTTTTGATAGTTATGTTAGCGACGGGTTCTCAACCTCACAAGTGTATTATTTTGAAAAACCTTTCACAAAATCATTTTTTAAATTGGATTTTTATGATAGTGCGGATAGCGCTAAACAGACTAATTATCTAACGATAATATTACCAACACAACAAGGAGATACTGAAACTAAAACAATCTCAACTTACAAACCACCCGTTAAAATAAAGAAACCTTATTTTAATTTGGATTTTATTGGTGATAAAGAAGGTTTTTTTATATATTGGTTAAGAGATAGTGGATTTTTAAATATTAATACTTTCTATATGACCGCAAAATTTTTTGACGCAAGAAGAGGGGAGTATGTGAAAATGATGACCACCCCACAATCATCTTTATCGGATAAATTTAACTTTAGACCCGATAGATACTTTTATTATAAAGTTGTTTTAGATAAAGCGAAAAAAACTTATAAAGTTTTTAATTATTCAAACAATAGAGTCGGAACAACTCAACCCATAAAATGGTATGAATATGTTAATCCTTAATGGAAGATAGAAAATATTATATAAAAATATCACCTGAAGTTGTTAATACTATTTATCCTGTAACTTATAGTTATGGTGAAATATTTCCTAATATTATTGATGACCCTTGTTGTGATATAGTTACAACAACCACAACCTCAAAGTATACTGGTATAACTTATGTGTATTCATCGATGACGCAAGTTTTATCGGGAGGGACGGGACAAACATCATTGTTAACAGGGTTAACAATACCTATATTATTAACTCAAGAAACAATTGATTTGGGTTATTATAGTGTTTTTGATGGGGCGGTTTTACAAAAAGATACGATGTTAAATTTTTTATTTTCATCAACAACTATAGACCCTTACACTTACTATTTTTACAACACTTATGATAGTGATAAAAAATACTTACAATTTAGTGATTTTAATTTAGATTGGGGTGACGGAACGCCAATACAGACAATAACCACTTCATCACCTGATTATTATATCCATACTTACGGATCTAATGGTAATTTTACAATAACCTTTTCGGGGGTAAGTCCTTGGGGGGTTAATATAATAAAAAAAGATATAATAGTACCATTTACAGATGCGGTTATATCAAACCCATACGGAACCGCAACCTTTTATCCTCAAGGGGGTAACTGGTCGGCAACACCTGTTAATTACGACTATATTTTTACAGGAGATTCGTATTGTGATGCGGACTCACAAATTAGTAGTAACTATACCACGGTACCATTTTTAGTTACGGGATATACAACATCATCCGTTAATGATTTACAACAATATGGACCTAAAACAAGTTTATATGCTGGTAAATTTAAACTCGGTATACAAGTTACCGGAACTTCAGGGTGTATTGGTACATTCTTCGGACCTTCTTCAGATAATTCTTATACATCATATACAATAAACGACATTTCATATAAGGATTATTCAGGAGGAACTACAATTTTTGAGGTATCATCATCCGGTTATACTCAAGATATGTTAATTTGTTCCGCAATAACCAAAGACGAGGTTTTATTAAATGTTATTGACGAACCATTAATTCAAAGTGATGTAATGGTTGAAAGAGGTAAAATATCGGCACTTGAAAGTTTGCAAAGATTGGGAGAAGTTGATAATGTTGGAGATTTAACCAAATATGGGTATAAGTTTTTTAATATAATAAATGAATAATTAAGTATTTATAAATATGGCAGTTGGAATTTACGGAACAATAAGACCCGCGGACGTTTCCCCTGAAGATGTTGATATAATTTTAAATTATACTCCATCTAGGGATAATACAGATAATTTTGTATTAACAAAATTAGATACCCCCTCAATTTTAAAACCTTATTTTAACAATGATAGTACAGGTGGTAATAATGGTATTGAATTATTGGGAGGATTATATAATTTAAAATTACCGGCGGACATCTTCAATAAAATTGGAATATATACATTATTAATTAGACCGGCGGAAATAAGAACAAAAATACTAGATTGCGGCGTTTTATCGGCATTACCTAATGTCAGAGGATTAGTTATAGATTTAAATAATGTCCCCACTCAGTTTAGAAATAAATTTGTAAATCAGGGACTTGTAGGGTTTAGAATCGAGTACTTAAATACAAATGGGACTAAAATACCTAATTTCTTTAGAATAATTACCTCTTCTTTTTTTTGTGAACCTGTAGTACAAAATTTAACTAATAGTTCTCAAAAAGCTATCAGATATAGATATAGTGATAGTAATACAGGGTTAATATTTTGTACATTAACACCATCAGCGGCACCAAGTAATAAACCAATTGCAGTCCCTTATATTGGACAACCTGATCAAGACATCATAGTTACTAATACATTTTTTAATCCTATCACATTAGACATTGAAATGGCGGAACACGACTTCTCAACACTTGCAATTGCTCTTTACGGTAATCAAAGTAAATCTATGGAAGATGGTATGTATACTCTTTACGACTCTAATAATAACATTTACAAACAATATAACCTATACGAAATTAGAGACCAATTCAACGAATTACTTTACGAGGTTAGACAAGATAGAAAAGATAATATTGATTTTACTAAAAACTTTACAAATATTACTCAATAATGGCGAATAATAAATATACTTGCCCACCCCAGACACCTTCGGGAAAAGGAACATTTTCTGATAATTTAGTAGGACTACAACTAGTTCAAGGAGGAGGTCTTACGCAAGGAAATTTTGAATTTACCCAATCTGTTAGTGAAAAAACTAATAGGAATTTTATAACAGGCGTTTTCTCAGAACCAATAAATCTTGAAAAACTTAATATTGATAGTGTAAATCAATCTAAAGCAATTGCTGAAAATAATTTTAAAGTTTATCCAAATTTTGATTTAAGTGAGGTTACAAATTTTACGGTTTATGGGTCTCTATCTAAAAGAGTTTCAGCGTCAATAACGGTAATAATTAGTCAATTCCCTGCGGGATTGGAGTGTAATTTTTTTGGTGCGGATTATTCTACGGGAAATACGGCCGAAAATATTTCATTTAATGAAACAACTAATGAAACATCGTTTATTTTACAAGTATCTAAAATAAGAAATCCTTTAGGTATTGATTTCACGGTAAATTCGGATAGGAATTTATCTCTAAGAGAGATTGAGGTTTCGTCCCTCAGAAATATGACGGCCGAATATTCAAAATACTCATTATATTTTAATGGTGGAGGATATCAGGTTAAAGGGATAGTCCCAACACAATCTTTAAGTAGTGGTGATTTAAAAATTTATGTTGAAGGAGACCCTTTTTCCGGTCAAAGTTCGGTAACAAATGATATATTAATAAGACCTAATGACTATGAAGTTAATAAAGTTTTTAAAGAAAATTTAGATGAAGTCGAAAACTTTCTATTGAATAGAACATCATTCCCAATATACACCGCAGTTTTTAATGTACCGAAAGAAAATAGTGAAGGGACTTATTTTACTGAAAAAGTAGGGATAACTTGGCCTTTGAATGGACTTTGGAATTTGGATATAACGTCAAATTATTTCCAAGATTATCTGGTTAAATTAAATGAAACTTGCGAATTTTTCGATACCTTTAGAACTAATTTAGTGTCAAGATTTTTAACTACGGGAGCTTTTAGTGAGTTCGATACGGTAGGTAGAAAAATGGAGAAAGTTTTACAAATTTACGGTAGGAGTTTTGATGAAACTCAAAAATTTGTAAATGCTTTGGCCTATATGAACTCTGTTAATTATAACGTTGGAAATGATATACCATCTCAGTTACTTAAAAATTTAGCACAAACATTAGGTTGGTCAACAAATATCTCACCTATAAGTTCTGAAGATTTTTTAAATTCAGTCTTTGGAACAACAAATTCTGAAAAATCTCAGTTTAGTGGTGAACCAATACCTAAAACTCCTGACGAATTAAATTATCAGTTTTATAGAAATTTGGTATTAAACTCGGCGTACCTCTTCAAATCAAAAGGAACTAGAAAGTCTGTTGAAATTTTATTGAAATTGATAGGGGCGCCTGAAGCTTTAATAGATTTTAATGAGTATGTTTATGTTGCTGATCAAAAAATAAATTTACAACAATTTGAAACTCAGTTCGCAAGAATATCAGGAGGAACATATGTTGAAGAAATACCTGTGTTGAATCCTAGTGAAGTTTTTACAATTTACGGAGTTCAATATACAGGATTTACTACTGAGGAAGTTGTTTTAAGTGCTGATTCAGAAAGAAGTGACTACCCTATTGATGAATTTGGATACCCATCAACACCGCCCGAAACAGATACGTATTTTTTCCAATCAGGTAGCGGATGGTTTGAACAAACTCCACAACACAGAGCTCCTGAACAATTAAATCTTACCGGTAATGTATTTACGGGGTCAAATCCCAATTATCAAACATCATTAGCGCCATATAGTTATGGTCAAGATTATTTAGATAGGTTTAGAAATTTCCCTTATATGAAATTAGGTTATTTTCTAACACAACAAATTGATAATAACAAAAGTTGGACTGATAGTGAAAACGGATATAGAAGAAATCTTGATGGTAATTACAATGCTTTATATTATACCGCAGACGAACGACTAGTTTTAAATGTTAAAAATGTTGATTTATTTTTAAATCCGTCTCAAGGTATATTATACGATATTTGGTATATGTCTAGAGAATTTAATTACCCTATACCAAACTCAGGTTTAGATTTCACACCATCAACGGTAGTTCCGTCATTACTTAGTAGTTTAAGAACATCAACACCATTAAGTTTAAACGCACCTTACCCTTATAAACCTATTGACGAAACAATAATAAATCCACAACCAAAACAAAAAACATTTTTCGAATTTGCTCAGACATTTTGGAAGAATATGATTAATGTTAGAGATAGACAATATGCGACAAATGGTAAGACTATGGGATATCCTACGTTGGAGTCAATATATTGGAAATATCTACAATCAGAACAAAATGTTGGAATAGAGAACAATAATTTTAACTATGAAACTATGACAGAATATGTTAATGGTATTGGGGATTATTGGATTAGACTTGTAGAACAAATGATGCCTGCAAGTACAATATGGAATACAGGTTCTAGATTTGAAAACTCTATTTTTCATAGACAAAAATTCGCTTGGAGAAGACAAAGAGGTTGTAATTTAGTTCCGGTTCCTTGCGAACCTTGTTCATTTAAAACTAATGTTTTCGCTAAAGATTGTCCTGTCGAATCTACTGAATGCGGATTATATCCTGGGGTATCGTTTAATAACGTTTTAAGTACAACTTTAAATAATTATTTGGTGTTAAACGGATATGAGTTAAATGATTGTAACACCAATTCATTATCTTCTGTTTGGTATGTTGATTTAAGAGTTGACGATGTGGTATTAGTTAGTGAATCTTTTTTTACAGGGTATGGGTATAACATAGTTAATCTTAGCACACCAACAAGTTCACAATGGAAAGATGCTTTGATTAATGGTTTGGACTCTTTAAATGATTACGGATATGGTTATCTTTTAACCGATGATGATACCGTAATAATATATAATGAAGTTTGTTCGGTATCAGATTTAGAAATTAATTTTAAAATAAACATTGGGGTTGAATTTAATATAGATTGTAATTAATGTCTTGCGCTTTATCATATAGTTTATCGGTTACGGGTGATTGTGGAAACGCCGGATTAGGTGCGTATACCATAGAAATTTACGGAAGTGCTCCGGATTATTCAATACAAGAGTTATATCCTGGAACCGGAGTTTCAGGGTTTACAGATACGTCAAGCGGCGGAAATGTTATTGACAATAACACCTATTCAAATGTAGGAGCTTCAGGCGGTAGCGGGGCTGACGCTAAGTTTAATGTTGTCAACTTATATGGGGTATATACGGTTTATCTTAGCGACCCAGGCACAGGATACCAAATTGGAGATTCACTAACTATTTTAGGAAGTAATGTTGGGGGGTCAAGTCCTACTAATGACATAACAATAACGGTTGATTCATTACAAGAATCCGATATTGTTCCATTAGGTCCTGGAGTAACGGCATACACACAAACTAATTTATCGGCAGGAACCTATACAATAAATTTAATTGATAGTTGTTTACCTATAAACAACATATATCCTATTGATATTTACATTTCAAGCGGAACTAGCGTATCCATAACAGGGATTAAAAACACTTTATGTGATTTACCCAATGGGGCGGTTACCGCAGAAACCTCAAATTACTACGGATTAGCGACTTTTCAATTATATAAACAAGATAACACATATGTAACATCTGGAACATTATTATCTGATACATATGTTTTTAACGATATTGAAAGCGGTTATTATTATGTAATTGGTGATGATGGTGGAGGATGTACAGGACAAAGTGCGACATTTTTAGTTGGACCTTCCACTAGTTTAGATTATGGGTTTTATGTTGTAAATAATGCCGGATGTTCAGTTGATAACGCGGGTGCAATTTATATAACAGGATTAACAGGAACTCCTCCGTATACTTATCTTTGGAGTAATGGAGAAACCACTCAAAATATAACAGGAATTACATCAGGTGTTTATAGTGTTACGGTTGAAGACTCTGTAGGTTGCGTTAAAGTAACCGGGGCTACGGTTGTTGACGTTGAACCCGTAAGTTTCGGATCATTTGATTTACTCCCCCCAAGTTGTTTTGCTGGTGACGGTGAAATAACCGTAAACGTAATAGGAGGAACTCCTCCATATAGTTATTTAGGGTCTAATGGTATTAATGCTATTAGTTTTTCACAAAGTTATACTTTCACAGGATTAGGTAGCGGTAATTTTACGGTTATTGTTACTGATGCCGGATTATGTTCTTTCACGCAAAGCGTTGCTCTTTTAACCCCTAATTCATTTAGTTTAGTTAGTTTTATTACAACAAATTCATTTTGTAACGATAGTTCGGGTAAAGTAGTAATTTCATTGGTTGGAGGTACATCCCCATATAATTTTACAATAATAGATTCGAGCGGTAATACATATAATCAAACCGCGACAAGTCCAAACGCCACATTTACAGGGTTAAAGTCAGGGACATACTCAATTCAAATTGAGGACTCTGGGGTTGGAACTTGTGTATATAATAATAATTTCACAATTAACAATACTAGTAAGTTTGGTTTAAGTGCCACAACAATCGGTAGTTTATGTGATTCTGCGGAAGGTGAAGTAACATTAACCATAAGTACAGGAGGAACTCAACCGTACACCTATCAAATAAATGACCAATTTGTAATAACGACAGGATTAACTTATACATTTACAGGTTTAACTCCTGGTAATTATGTTGGTACGGTTACAGATGCGACTAATTGTGGTCAAAATATTAATTTTAGTGTTATATCCACAAACTCCGTAGATTTTAGTTTGGTGGCCACAGACGCTAATTTAGGTGGTAACGGAACTATAACGGCATTAATAACTGACGGAACACCTCCATTTATATTGGATTGGAGTCCTAATGCTAATGGTCAAACAGGTATAACTATAACAAACTTAACCGCGGGTACATATTCTTTGGAAGTAACTGATAGTAGCGGTTGTACTAAAACAAAAACAATACGAGTTAATGGTTTAGGTAACGTTGTTAGTTATGAAGTTTTTAATATATGTGACTCTAATTTAGACGACAATGGATTTGTTTTAGTTAAAGGACCTAAATCCCTTCTAATAGAAGGATTCAACGATTTAACTAGCGGAGATACAGATTGTATAATTAATGAATCAGTATTCGTTGCTCAAACAAATATCAATGGAGATATTAGACAAAAATATTTTTACACTGGGACATCAATTACCGATTATCCATCAAACAATTTATGGTATGAAACAATAACCGAATTGTTATTAAGTTATAATGGAATACAAACGGTCGATATTGACGGTGAAAACAATACTATTGAAGTTAAAAATGATTGCGAAGATATCGCGTCCAACTTGGGAGGTGCTCAAGTTAGAATCGATATGATAATTAAATATTTAATTTCTTGTGTTTCTTGCGATTAAATGACATCAGTTGAAATAAATAACGTTTCTGGCGACTCATTTCCGTGTAGTGTTTATGTTTGTACTATATATAATACGGAATGCGTTGAAATAGGACAAATCACAACACCATCTTTTCCTGTTTCATTTAATCTACCTTCACAATATATTTACGCTCCCGTAATACTATTAAGAATTGTGTGTTCTGAATGTGAAAATTTCGAAATACTTTATTGTTCTTGATTTATTCATATATTTGATTTATGAATAATGATTTAGTATTTGTTTCGGCACAACCCGATGTACCCTATTTCCATTGGCAATCAGAAATCTACATAAATAATTTTATTGAAAAAGGTATTAATCCAAAAAATATTCACGTTATCTTTGCGTTAAAGAATGGTAGAGAAAATCCCACAACAGGGTCACTTAATTTAAAAAAATATGAAGTTAACGTTCATCACTATATTGATGATAGAAAAGATAAAAAATATATACCCAGTATAAAACCATTTTTAATATCAAAATGGTTAGAACAATATCCTAGTTTGGGTAAAAATTTTTTTCTTCACGATGCGGATATTGTTTTTAGAGAAAAACCAAATTATGATGACTTATTAAAAGACGACATAATTTATTTATCCGATACTATAGGTTATATTGGTTACAACTACATAAAAGATTGTTGTGACAGATATGAAAAACATCACCCAAATTCAAATAAAGAACAATTATTAGATGAAATGGTTAATGTTGTCGGAATTACTATTGATTGTGTAAAATGTAATCAAGAAAACTCAGGTGGAGGTCAATATATTATAAAAAACACAAACAAAGATATGTGGGAAAAAATATATTCAGATTGTACTCCCTTGTATAATCAAATGTTAGATTACCAAAAAAGATTTCCAATTAATCCGGGACAAATTCAATTTTGGACAGCTGAAATGTGGTCTTTATTATGGAATTTATGGTATTTTGGTTTTGAAACAAAAATACATAATAGTTTAGATTTTTCTTGGGCAACTGACGACATTAAGACTTATGAAAAAAAACCAATTTTACATATGGCGGGTGTGACAGAAAATTTAAAAAGTAAAAAATTTTATAAAGGAGAATATATTAATGTCAACCCTTTAGATAGATTAAAACAAAATATTAATCATTTCGATTATATTGATAAGAATAGTTCTACAATAAAATACATTGAAATTATGAAAAGCATAATTAAAAATGAAAACTAAATATTTATGATTAAAGTTTAATTATATGGCTGGTGGATCAAGTGCCTGTGTTTGTCTTAAATTAAGTTTTGAATGTTCTGATGAGAGCGTTTTTAGCGTCGATTTGTTTCAAGAAGGTTATATTAATACAGGTTATGGTGAAAAACCATATTATATTGGTAGTTATTCAGGAAACAATTATATAATATATTGGAATTTCGTAATAAACGGGTGGTCTTTTGAAGACGTATTGAATCCCGGAGTTACAATTTTTTCCTCATCTACAAATTCTAGTATTTGTAATTTTAATAATTGGGATATTGCGGATACTACAGATTTTGAATTTTGTTCAGGGGGTACGGCGCCTATTTTA